ATGAAAAAAATGTTATTTATCTATAATCCGAATGCCGGTACGGGAAAATTAAAACCTAAACTTGCGGATGTTTTGGATATTTTTACGAAGAGCGGATATGAAGTGACTGTTTATCCGACACAGAAAAGATATGATGCGGCTGAAAAAATACAAGAAAGCGGGAGTCAGTATGATCTGATCGTATGCAGCGGCGGAGACGGTACTTTAGATGAGGCGGTTACAGGAATGCAGCTTTGTAACTGTAAAGTTCCGCTGGGATATATCCCGGCGGGGACGACGAATGATTTTGCGACAAGTCTCGGCATCCCGAAAGATATTCTTGAGGCGGCGGAGACGGCGGTAAACGGAACGGTCTTCCCGTGTGATGTAGGGATGTTCGGGGAAGATTATTTTGCATACATCGCAGCGTTCGGACTGTTTACGGACGTGTCTTATGCCACGGATCAGAATGTGAAAAATGTTCTTGGGCATATGGCGTATATTTTGGAAGGCGCGAAAAGAGTGTTTAATATTCCGTCTTATAAGATTAAGATCACGCATGACGGCGAAGTGATAGAGGATGAGTTTATATTCGGAATGGTGACAAATTCCCGATCTGTCGGTGGATTCAAGGGGATTATCGGTCCGGAGATCGTATTTGACGACGGAGTATTTGAAGTTACGCTGATCAAGACACCGAAAAACGCAATAGAATTGAATGAACTTCTCGGCGCGATCGTGATGAAACAGTTAGATTCAAAACGGATGTATTCGTTTAAGACGGGAGAAATTAAGTTTGAGTCAGAGGAAGAAATCCCGTGGACGTTAGACGGAGAATTTGGCGGGGCGCACAAAGAAATTACCGTTAAAGATAAGAAGCAAGCCGTGCAGATCAAAGTTGACTCAGAGGTGGCGGCAGGTTTATCAGTGGATTCCGAAAAAGTAAAAAAGTAAAATGTAAAAAATAAATCAAAAAAATTAAAAAAATACTTGCATATAGTAAAAACATATGTTATATTTATATTCGCTGTGAGGAACACCAAACAGCGAATATAAATAAGGCTCCGTGGTCAAGCGGTCAAGACGCTAGCCTCTCACGCTGGAATCAGGGGTTCGATTCCCCTCGGAGTCACTTTTTTAAAGTGCTGAAAGCCTTGAAAATATGCGGGTTTTCAGCATTTTTTATTTTTTGAAAAAACAGAAGGTAATCAAAAAGGTAATCAAAAGCTAAAAGAAAGGAAAATGGTTATGGTGTTCTTTTAGTTTTCCTTTAAGTAAAAAGTATATTGAATATTAAGCGAACGCTGTGTTAGTGCGTTCTTTTTTTATGCGAAAATTTAAGCATAAGGAGGTATATTTTATGCTTACCGATGAATTTTTAGAAAGAGTTTTTGCGAACAAAGAAATGCAGAAAATGCCGATCGGTTGTCAATCGACCGCTGTTCATGCATTTCAAAAAGTTTTAGAAGATATGAAGGAGGAAAATCCTTATGCAGACTTATCCGCAATATTATCCTCAGATGAATAATTATGGTCAACAGTACAATCCGCAACAACCTTATATGGATAGGTTGGCAGGTTTACAGCAATATCAACAGACGTTACAACAACCGCAAATGGCAGGGATACAAATGTCCTTACCAAATCAGCCTATCGGATTGAATGGGAAAGTGGTAGATACTATAGAACAAATCACAGCGAATGATGTTCCGATGGATGGAAGTGTTGCAATCTTTCCCAAAAAAGATATGTCGGAGATTTATTTAAAGTCATGGACGCCGAACGGAACAATCGCAACCGTAGTTTATCATCCAGTCATGGAAGAGTCAAGCAATTCTGCATCAGTTCAAGATAATTTAAAAATAGGATTATCCGATGAAGTGACAGAAATATTTATGCAGAAGTTTGACGAACTCGCAAATAAGATTGAAGAACTAGAAAAATCTATGACTAAACCAATGACAAAAACAACGGTTTCTAGGACTAAAAAGGAGAGTGAGACATAATGAATCCTTTGACAATGATAGGACAAATGATAAAAAATGGAGGAAATCCGCAGCAGATTTTCCGACAGATGATGGGGAATAATCCTGCAATGAATAATCCAATTATGAAAAATGCGTTTGAAATGGCGCAAAAAGGAGACTCAAGAGGGGTCGAAGAACTTGCAAGGAATTTGTGCAAGGAAAAAGGGATTAATCCCGATGAAGCAATAGAAAAAGTTAGACAGCAATTAGGAATGTAGCATATTAGAGGTTGCCGGCATAATACTTAAGTTCCTCTTTATGAATAAAAAATAAGGAGGACATCTAATATGTTCAATACAGGTAATTGTTCCGTTCCATTGGTAGCATCTATTGATGGAAATGGAAACAACGGAAATGGTTTCGGAGATGGCGGCTGGGCATGGTGGATCATTATTCTCTTAATCTTCGGATGGGGCGGTAATGGTTTTGGCTTCGGTGGTAATGGTGGAGCAAATTCACCTGGATTACAAGGACTTGCAACAAGAGCAGATATCAATGAAGGATTTGCTCTGAACAACTTGCAGTCTGGAATTAACGCTTTGCAGCAAGGAATTTGCGACAGCACCTATGCGTTAAATAATGCAATCACAAACGGTTTCAACAACACAAACATGGGAATGATGCAGGGATTTAACGGCGTAGAACGTGGCTTCTGTAATCTTTCTGCACAGTTGGCTCAGTGCTGCTGTGATAACAGAGAAGCAATTTCACAAGTTCGTTACGACATTGCAACTCAGGCTTGCGACACAAGAAACGTGATTCAGAACAGCACGAAAGATATTATCGAGGGTCAGAACGCAGGAACAAGAGCAATCCTTGACTTCTTAACACAGGACAAGATTGCATCTCTTCAGGCTGAAAATCAGAGCCTTAAGTTCCAGGCTTCTCAGACAGCTCAGAATGCTTACATCACTGCTAGTCAGGATGCACAGACAGCGGAATTGATCCGAAGACTTGGAGTTGATTGTCCGCAACCGGCTTACGTGGTTCAACCGCCACAGCCAGTCACATTTCCTAACTACAACTCTTGCGGTTGTGGATGCGCGTAATTAAATAAACTCGCCGATTTAGGCTGATAACATTTCTATGGGATAGGTCTAAAGGCTTATCCCATATTGATTTAAGGAGGAAAATATTATGGCTTGTAAAAATACTTGCCGGCTTTGTAATCGTTTGATTATTTCAGAATCAGTCGTATACACAGCCGGAACAGGTCTTGTTATAAGAATTCCGGCAGGCTCTTATAACGATAATGAAAAATATTGTATCGTTGTTGGACAGGCGATTCCTGATACAACAGTAATCAATGCTCCTGTTTTTATTCAAATTGGAACCGGAGCAGTACTATATCCACTCACACAGCCGGGGTGTGACCAAGTTACAGCATGCGGTATTAAAACCAGAACGCGATATGCAACAGTTGTTCATACATCCGCAGATTCCGGTACATTCAGATTGTGTAAAAGAGTTTGTTGCACAACAAAAAATTTGAGAGCAATTAACGGAGAAGGTACGGCAGTAGCACCCGGTCCGACAGGAGGTGACGCATAATGCATAAATTACATGAAATGCTAGAAAAAATAGAAGAAACTATGGCTGAACAGCTTAACAAGGGAATTGATAATGTAGACACGAAAGAATTTGGAGATGTTGCAGATATTTACAAAGACCTTATGTGTGCAAAGAAAGATTACCTTGAGGCTTGCTATTACAAAACAGTGATTGAAGCAATGAATGAATATGACCCGGAAGATGAAAAATCCGAAGATTATGAAGATTTCGATATGCGCAGATATTACCGTGGGCAGCCTAGAAGCAAGACATCTGGCAGATTTATGAGACGTGGTGATGGACGTAGAAGTTATACGCCGTATTACCACATGACTCCGGAAATGTATCGTGAACATGAACCGGAATATTATCGTGATATGGATCGGTCTGAAGGAAGAATGTATTATTCCGGTAGCGGATCTGATCCAAGATCCGGAGGAATGGAAAGATCAAATTTCACTTCTTCCGGAAGAAGTCGTAGTTATTACAGCGGTGAAGCTGGACGTGATGTCAGAGAAGGACGCTCTGGTATGAGTAGGCGTTCATATATGGAGACTAAAGAAAATCATTCCGGTAATTCCGCCGAAGAAAAGCAGCATAAAATGAAAGAGCTGGAAAAATACATGAGCGAACTTGGAACCGACATTACAGAAATGATTTCCGATGCGTCAAACGAGGAAAAAACATTGCTTAAGAATAAGTTGCAGGTACTTGCTCAAAAGGTAGTCTAAAATTTAAGGGGTCGAATCAGACCCCTTTTTAAGTAGGTGATAACATGACATTTATAATCAATAATCGAATGTGGCATATTGAATTTGTAAATGCTGCAAGTGAAAAACTACATAGAAGTGATGGCTCTTTGACAGTAGGTGTTACAGACGGGAATGACGATTGCGTATATTTATCCGATTTACTATCCGGCGCATTTCTTAAAAAAGTATTGTGCCACGAATTATGCCACTGTTTTATGATGTCCTATAATATTTCAATTCCGATTGAACAGGAGGAATTTCTTGCAGACTGGATCAGCATTTATGGAGAAGATTTAATTTATCTTCTGGATGATTTAATGAGTGCAATGTCAAGAGAGGTGCGATATGGATAAAATAGATGAATTGTTGCAATATGTTAGGAAAACGAATCCTGAAATGACAAGAGCAAGACTGATTTTCGAGTTATCACAAAGCCGATATTCGACAGCAGGGTTGTGGAATACATATAAAAATAGTGCATTTAATAAAGGTAAGAGGTAGCCTAGTCTACTTCTTTCTTTTTACGCTTTTTTGTGGTAGAATGTTGGTATCATACGAATGGGAGGATATGAGGATGAAAAAGAAAATTTTATCAATGTTACTCGTAGGGACAATGGCTTTATCAATGACGGCTTGTGGAAGTGGAAAAGAAAGCGGAGTATCAGAAGCGGAATACGACAAGGTTGTAAAAGAACGCGATCAGTACAAGGAAGAGTTAGAAGAAATTAAAAAGAAGGAAGAGGAGAGTAAAGAAACAAAAGAATTTAAAGTAGGCGAAACATGGGAAGTTGATGGGAAGTTTAAAGTTACTGTAAATTCTGTAATCGCAACAGATTATCGTAATCAATTTGATGAAAGTAATCCAGCCGCAGTGTATGTAATTAATTATACATATGAAAATATCGGATTAAAAGAAGATTTGTATGTTAATTTTGAATCGAAAGTTGTGGACAATGCCGGAAAAGTGGCAAGTTCTTATCCCGGTGATACTGAAAAATATCCAGAATCAGTTCCTACAGGAGCGTTTTGTGAAGCAGAAGTTACGATAGGCGTTGAAAATGCCGGAAGCTTTAAAGACTATGTTTCGATTTATGACGACGATTACAATGAGTATTCAGCTATATTTAATTTAGAAGTACAATAAAAAAGGAGAAATTTGTTATGAAAACTTGGAAATTGGTATCTGGTATTTTGTCAATTATTTTATTCGTAGTGGTATCTTTTCAATCTTGCGCGGTTGGAATCGGAAACACGCTTGGGGAAACAGGGGAAGTTGGTGGAAGTGGAGGAATTGTTCTTTCAATCTTAATGCTTGCTGGAGGAATTGTTTCAATCGCTACTAGAAACGCAAAAGGAAAAGGCGGAAATATTGCTTTAGTTATTCTTTTCGGATTGGCTACATTTTTTGGATTCGTAATGGCAGGAAGTTATTCAGATTTAAAAATTTGGGCAAGTTGGTGTTTGATTAATGCTATTTTAGCAGTTGTTGCGATCGTAAAAAGTAAGAAAACAGAATAATTTTTAATGTGTTGATAGCGGTGGAGAAATCTACCGCTATTTTCTTTTAAAAAACTGTTGACTTTTGTAATACATAAATATATAATTAATTATGTATTACAAAAGAAAGGAGTGATAAGGTGTCACCTAGAACGGGTAGACCAACCGATAACCCTAAAGGAAAGCCTATAACAATTCGACTTGATAATGAAGCGAAAACAATTCTTGATTCATATTGTTTACAAGAGAATGTGGATAAAGGCGAAGCGGTTAGACGTGGTATAAAAAAATTAAAAGAAGATTTAAAAGAAGAGCAGTCAATCTAGTTTGGCGACCCGATGACTACTCCGTTGCACACACCAAAGGAGTGTACAAAATTATTGTATCTCTTTTTGGTGTAGTTGTCAAACATCGAAAGGAGATTTTTTATGGACAAATTTTTAGAAATCACATTTGAAAACCAGATACTTGCAACAAAAGACGGAGATAAATTCGTAGAATATTTCGCTCCGTTTATGGAAAAGCTGAAAGGAATTGTCAGCGCAGAACTGTATGAGGAATTTGACGAACTTTTAAACGGTTGCGCCAATCAGAATAACATTTTCTATGGTGTACAGGGAATGAAACTTGCCATGGGTGTTCTTGACGGAACATATCAGTTGACGATTTAGGAGGTGTTTTCAATGAGTGATTTGAATTCAATAGGCGGTCTTCACTATGAAATGATGAAAAGGTGTTATAACGAAAAATCAGTCATGTATAACTGTTACGGAGCAAAAGGAATAACTGTATGCAAAGAATGGCACGACAGAGATATTTTTAGAAAATGGTGTAACGAAAATGGATATGTAAAAGGATTGAGATTGCAAAGAATCAAGGCGGAAGAAAATTACTGCCCCCAAAATTGTTATTTAGGGACAGGGAGTAAGAAAAAACCAAATGGAGAAAGTCAATATCATAAAAATATTAGAAAAGAGCGAGAGCAACTAAAGAAAAAATACGGAATCCCAGACAATTATTGCAAATTAAGAATATATCGAATTTATTCGGGTATTTTATCTCGTTGCAATAATGAACATGATACAGCGTATAATCATTATGGTGGAAGAGGGATAATGGTCTGCGCTGAATGGAATAAAAAATATGGTTTTTTCCCTTTTTACGAATGGGCAATGAATAGCGGATATAACGATTCGCTATCAATAGACAGAATAGATGTAAACGGAAATTATTGTCCTGAAAATTGCAGATGGGTTGACATGGGAACGCAAATCAAGAATAGAAGAAATTCTAAAAATTATAATTGGAAAGGCGAGAAGATGAATTTATCTGATATTGCTAAAATGAATAATGTTAAATACGGTCGATTATATACAAGACTTATAGATAAAGGTATGTCCGTAGAAGAAGCATTGAGAGATATTGGAATCAGTACCGATTAATCGGTGCTGATTTTACATAAAAAATTGCATCTCAAAAAATATCCCCCCTATAATTAAAATTGAAGTGAAAAAATGAACTAAAAAACATCGAAAATCCAGTTGCAAAAAATTCAAATACCCCCCCTATATACTTTTATAGGTCGAAATTTCAGATAAAATCCGTTGGAAATTTCACACCGATTTTGAACTGATTTTAAGGCTGGAGGTGGTGCGGAACCTCTGGGAAAATTGCGGACTTATAACGAATTTCTTCCGGCGATCTGTCGCACTGGTGGCGCATATGCACCGCATACGCTCATAATTTTATCGTATGGCGCATTTTTCTATAAAAGCGTAGACTTATAGCGTAAACGGTAAAAACGTGTTTATATCGTCAAATATAGACTTTTGCGTGGCATTTGTCAAGGTGCAGAAAAAGCCCGGAATCATTCCGGGCGTGATTTAGTAGCCAAATGCGAGCCAATATATAAACATAAAAAAGACGGATCCGAACGACAGAGCGAACAGTTCTAGCCATTCTGTAATTATTTTGAAATTTCTCCTCATTTTCCCTTATCTCCTTTTTATAACTGGCGGTTATGCTTCCGCCGATCAGCTATAGCCCGGCATCTGATACGCTCACGCCGGAAAGTGTATATTTTTAATAAATGGGATATATCAACCCAAAAGGCAGCCAGGGAATTGCGCCCCGGTTCGCTCACCTGCCTATTTTAAATGATTTAAAAATCAATATCTATTTCGTCCAATGCTTCGGCGATTGCTTGCCCTAAAAGATAACATCTAATAGTAACGTCAAAATATTCCCAGTCTTCAGATAAAAATTTATCTGCCACAGTTTCGGAATTGATACAAAATTCATTTATTGCGCTTTGTAATTCATCCATATTATCTTCCACATATTCTTTAGCTTGCCATCTGTTAAAAGTATAGCTTCCGCTTGCGTTACCTGTTACGCTGTCAACTGTAAAAAGCTCATCATTCAAAAACTGTTCTAATTCTTCCCGGTCTTCGTAGTCTGCTAAGTTAATTTCGTTGTTGATATACTCCATTACATCATTTTTCATTTCTTCTAAATAGTTATACATACTCTTTCACCTTTTCGGATATCGTGTTATAATATCCATACCTTTCTTTTTTTGATTGGTGCCGGTTGTGTGTCTTGCTAGGATTTCAACCGGCTTTTGTTTTATTTGATGATATTATTATAATGCACTTATATGCAAAGTTCAAGATGTAATAATCAACAAAATAATGCACTTATAGTCGTGATGTAATTGTACAAAATCTATAATGCACTTATATTATTGACACTATAATGCACTTATGCTATTATAATTTATATAATGGAGGTGTTAAAAATGGAAGAATTGAAGACGACGGAAGCGCAAAGAAAAGCAGTTAGAGAATACGAAAACAGGAACGACCGCATAAACGTTATTTTTCCTGCTGGAACTCGTGACAAAATGAAACGGTTAGGGATAGAAAAACCGGGAACATTTATAAAAGAAGTAGTTGCGGCGGAACTTGACAGAATGGAAAAATATATAAAATAATGCACTTATATTATTGACACTATAATGCACTTATGCTATTATAATATTGTCGAAAGGCAATAACCCAAACGGGAGAAAGGAGAACCATGAACGAGATGACCAAAGAAGAAATGCAGAGATTTTTAAATCGTGAAGCTGAAAAGGGCAGCACAGAGTACGAAGCACTTAAGGCACTAGCGGACATTCTTGGGATTGAATTTCCGGAATTGAAGCAAAAAGAAAAAGCAGAATAACCGGACAGCATAAGCAAAAAAGGGGCGGAGAGATTCGCCCCCAATATTTTTAGAAAGGAAGCGAGGACTTGAAGAACAAAACAAAGAACAGTACAAGGGCGGCTGTGAGTCGATACGATGAAAAATTTGAAAGAATGACAGTAAGGATGCCAAAAGGTACGATAGAATGCATAAAATCAGTCACAAATGAAAGCTATAACGCATATGTTAATAGATTGATATTAGAAGACCTTGAAAAAGTGCAAAATACAAACATAAGAAAAGAAACATGTGGAGAGGGTGAAGAGAATGAATAAAACTAGAACATCAACAAGAAACGCAATTAAAAAATATGATGAAAAATTTGACGTTTTAAAGATTAGGCTTCCGAAAAGCACAAGAGCCATGATTGCAGATACAGATTTGAGCGTTAACGCGTTCGCAAATGACGCAATCGAGCGACAGTTAAAAGCGTTAGAAATGTTTGACTTTGAAGATGATTTCCAGAACACAGCACCGCCGAAAGAAATTGACGGAAAGCCGGTTTATAATTTTGTGGACGAAAGAAAATACATAAAGCCGGGCAGATGGTGGCGTGATGTAGTTTTCTTCTGGGATGATCTGGAACTGAACGATTTATTTATCCGGTTTATGGATGAAGAAGAGCCAGAAAACGATAATTATAAAGACGGCTGCCGTATTATCTTCGATATTGTCGATACTGCCAGATATGAGATTGTAGACGCAAAATACACCGATGAAGAGTTTGCAAAAATGACCTATAAGCAGATACGGAAAATCCCCGAAAGAGATTTCGGGGGAAAGCAGGACAACACCGATAAATTAAAGCGGAAGTTTCGGAAATATCTGTATAAAGGTGAGAAACAAACGTTATATGATTTCCTCGGAGTTGGTCAAGAATGAGCGTAAAATTCACCTGTAACAGCTCTATTATGACTGATGAAAAACTGAGCAGATCGGCAAAATGGTTTTACGTTGTTATATCTTACCTGTACAGCAAATACGGGTTTAAAACAGGCTATTTTTACCGCACAAATGAACAAATGCTAGAAGATGCCGGAATCAGTCCAATGACGCTAAAATCAGCGAAGAAAGAGCTTGTGGAAAACGGATATATAAAAGTCTGGCATCATAACACGAATGAAAATAATAAAAATATTCGAGTGTGTTTTTATTCAATTTTGAAGTAGGAAGGGGTGCGGAAGCATCCCTTTTATAATGCCTAAAAACTACATAAAAATTTATAAGACCCTTATAACATATTTGAAATGTGGTCTTATATGCTCAAATATGCGGAAAAGCCTTGTTTTACAAGAATTTGAATGACTTCTGTAAATTCCTAAAAATCATAGTTTTTATGCTATTTTTCAGCGAAAACCATGATTTTATATAAACATCTTATATATTTTCGCTTTTTGGATGGTATAAAAATTATACCGCAGTTAGGTATAAAAATTATACCACCTAAAAGTATTTGATAAAGTAATACAAGAAGAAAAAGAAATATTAAAGAAAAAGTGGAATCACTGACTGAATCATTTTCGAGGTATTTTGGGGATGATCTGACATCCGATCAACCAGACATTCGGGAATTGATATTTTTTAATCTATGCTTGACAATTATATTTTATCGGTGTATATTATGGGCATACAAACAAACGGTTTTTAATTTATAAAATTAAATACAATTAAATCCGCCCAAATCCCGGCGGTGTGAGAATGGATTCGGGAGATCCGCAACTATATGTTGTGGGTCTCTTTTTTATTATTAAGTGTTAGGAGGTGCGGAAAATGGAGAGAGTACAGGATGCAGAGCAGACAGTCGAAGTATTTGAGAATGAAATACAAATGTATTTGTCTATGTTCTGCGAATCCAACGCGATAGAAAGTGAGTATGATATATTGCCGAGCCAATGGAACGCAGCGCTGAGCTATATTTATAAACACGTTATAAAACCAAATCCCGATATATTAACTATACCTCATACCGTTAGTAATAGTTATAATATTAATGCTGTTGATGATCTGTTAGAGATGTATATCTATATGTGTTACTGCCATAATCAAGAGATAAGTATAAAGGGATTTTGTTTATTATCTGGTATATCAAGAGATACAATACATTCGTGGGGGAATAGTAATACAAGGGCTTATATATACAAGGACTTACAAGGGAATATTATAAGTGATATAGCAGTTAACAACCTGAAAGAAGGGGAGTATATCAAAGAACCAAGTACAGCGGCCTCAGACATTTACAAAAAATTAGTGGAAAATAACGAGGAGTCTCTCGTTTGTTTGCTAAAAGACAGAAGAAACAACCCAATGAAATACTTGCCGATACTTAACAAACGTCACGGTTGGAATCTTCCGGGAGTGAGCAAGGAACGGACTAGCGAAAGAGCATTAACAGCTTCGGAACTTCCGAAACTGGGAGAAGTAAAGCAGATCGAGAGCGAAAAAGATTGATGTATTTTAACATTTAGAAACGGAGAATAATTTAGATTAAAATATATCATTGACATTGGTGCAAATATAATAAAACACGTATAGATGTATTTGATAAATAAGGATTTATTAAATTTATCCGATGATGAATATCCGATTTTTGAAGAATTATCTCACGGTAGAAGCAAAGTATATATTTCCGATCAATGTAAAATATGTGTTTCTACCGTGGATAATCGGATAAGAGCAATTCGGAAGAAATTAGAACGGTTACAGAATGGTGGTGTTACCGGTGGCTGAGTTATCAAAAGCTGAATTATTGAATTATGCGGTAGAAAATGGTATAGTTGATATCAACACCATAACCAAGCAAATTGAGATGAATGAAAGAAAAAAATATCTTGAAATGCACAAATATGAAATTTGGCAAGGGGAAAAAGACAACAAATGGTATACTTACTTGCCGGATGATAAGAAAGGGAGGCGTTTACTAAAGCGGATTTCGTTGGAGTCGCTGCAAGAGTGTATTATTTCCTATTATAAAGAAGAAAAATATAATCCAACGGTATATGATATTTTTAAGGAGTGGATTGACGGTAAATTAGATCGTGACGAAATACAAAAATCTACTTGGGATAGATATTACAGACAATACGATGAAAGCATGAGGGACTTTGGAAAAAGAAGAATAAAATCCATTGAGGAATGTGACATTGAAGATTTTATACTTTCTGCTATCCATGAGAACGAGTTGACTTCAAAAGGGTATAGTAATCTACGGACATTAATTTATGGCACGTTTAAGAGGGCAAAAAAGAGAAAGCTGGTCGGATTTAGCATAACAGAAGTGATTTCAGATATGGAAATATCGAAAAAGAGTTTTAGAAAAAATATAAAACAAGACGAAGAGTTGGTATTTTCAGAAATTGAAAAGGACAAAATCATCAATCATATCAAGGATTCAGATATGGATATTATTTCTCTTGGTATACTTTTGTATTTTAAAACCGGTATGAGACCAGGGGAACTAGTAGCGATAAAACAGTCGGACATCAATGAACGTGTTATACATATATGCAGAACTGAAATTTGCTACAAAAATGAAAATAAAAAGAACGTATATGAGGTTCGTGATTTTCCTAAAACAGAAGCAGGGATACGCGATATAATTCTTCCCACCTCATCAAAATGGATTATTAAAAAAATAAAAATGATAAATCCTTTTGGGGAATATCTATTTGAATTAAACGGGAAAAGAATAAGAACATATAGTTTTACATCAAGATTAAAGTCAATATGCAAAAAGCTAGATATTAGTCCGAAGTCTTTAAATAAAATAAGAAAAACTTATGCCACCACTTTAATAGACAGTGGAGTAGAAGAGTCTTTGATTATATCTCAAATGGGACATACAGATATTGATACAACAAAAAAATATTATTACAAAAACAGAAAAAATCTGGAACAAAAAGAAAAGGCAATAGATATGGTTTCTAATCTATAA